CAATATTATTTAGTAGAGGATAAATCACAAGAAGAAGTATGTAAAATATTTGAGTGTTCCAGACGAAGTTTAATGCGTTGGGTTAAATTATATAAAAATAACGGTAATGTAGAAAGACAAAATAGAACGCCAACCGCATATAAAGTAAAAAAAGAACATATACATTTTATCAAAGATGAATTAAATAGAAATAAAACAATTACTATGGAAGATTTGTTATTTTTACTCAAAAAGAAATACCCATCATTATCATTAAGTCGGTTTCATTTGAATAGGGTAGTAAATGACAATAATATTACGTTGAAACTTACAAGGGTAAGACACGAACCAACTCATCGTTGGGGAAAAGAAGTGAATATAAACCAAAGAATAAAACTCATAAAACCCCAAAGAAAAACTATTTATAATGGGCGTTTTAAATGTGCAAAGGTGTAAAAAAGGGGTTTTTCAGAGGATGGGGGGTTGTAACCATCTCCCGCACCGAAAAAGTACCATCGCAGTGACAGGTAATTGTGCATTTGGTCAAGCATGCCATTGCTGCCAACCATCTTGGTGTTGGGACCTTTGTTGATGAGCGATTGAATCGCGGCTGTACCCAATGCATAATCGTAGTACCACAAATTGGAGACATATCCATCGAATCCCCCGTTCATGCCTACATACACATCGCCATAATTTTGTTTGGGTACACCTGCCAAGTTCACACTTCGCGCCACTGTCCCGTTGATGTAGACGTCCAGCGTCGTGTTCTTGCACCGAATGATGACATTGACCCATTTGTTCAGGGGAATATCTGGAATAATGAGTTCTTCATTGATGACATTGAACGTGTTCATGACCACCACCAAGGCATTCGTATTGGGTGCAATGTAAAGCCCCGGGGCGTTGTTAGGTTGTACCATACCAGAGTCGTCCAAGGTGCTGTTGCCTTTGCTAAATACATGCTTGTAAATACCGGCATTCGTTTGCAAATTGTTGATGAATATCCATGTCGACCAAGTAAACTCTACCCCCTGGCTTTCGTTCACGGAACGGTATATCGTAACCGCATTGTTGTTGCTGGGGTCCTGAGGGAAGATGACCATCTGTGTAGCATTGACCATGCCGTCAATCAAATGGGGGGACGGACTGGGCTTCACCATATAAGATAGCACGGTGATACCCACACGGAGCAAAACGATAAACACAAACAGCACGGCCAAAATGAAAGCAAACTTTGCCACTAAATCATTGGAATCGAGAAAGTTCTCTATTTGAAATCTGTCTGAATACGTAGAAAATCCATTAAATACTTCGCCGCCACGCATTTCTTGTTGTATTTGTATATATATTAGCGAAACAAGAAAATTTTCAGAGGCCAAGGAGAGAAACTAAATAGTGATACTGGACTGAGTAGTTCCATTTTCGACCAACGAAACTTGCAGCTGGTAAGCATTGAACATACTGTACCAATTGGCATAACTGCGGGAATAAATGTTCCAGCATTCTTGTGGATTCAAGGAAGTAGGGAAATATTGGAATTTCGATGTCCAACCGTCAAATCCACCTGCAGGGGTCACGTAAATGTTGGAGTTGGCGTTCACACTAGCCACACCTGGGAGCAAGCATGTGCGCACCAACTTGCCGTCTAGGTAAAGGTCCATGGTACGTCCATAGACACTGACAATCAAATTGACCCACTTTTGAATCGGCACATTGGCAACCGTGCATGTATGCACTACCGTGTTGCCCCCTGGGGTAGTTGGTTGCTGGTCGATGCCTGGATAACATCCCAACGAAACGGAGACATTGTTCTCCACTGCCCCTAACACGACGGCTGGACACGGGTCTAACCCACTGACACCGTCAATCGAGCCTGCGTCCTTGGTGCTGGACATAGCTCCCATGCGGCCAAAAATGACCTTGGGTTCTCCATAGCGATAGTTCCAGTCATTGATGTAGAACCAAATAGAGTAAGCAAAATTGCTAGAGGGCACATTCGACCCATTTGTTGCTAAAGAGGATGCACTAATGGTGGAGGCGGTTTTGCCGTTCTGAGTGGACTGCAAGGTGTAGGTGTCAGCAAAGATATGCCTTATCAAGAGAAACAGTAGAACCAGAACCACTACAGTTATGACGATGCTTAGAGGACTCATTTGTTGGGTAGATTCTATACTATAGTCCTAGAAATTTTTTCATCAAATGTTGTAAATAACCGTTTCTGTGGAGTCGTTCAAAACTGGTGGGGTTTTGGACTTGAGGGTGTTGTAGATGTAATACACATTGGACGCGGTGAGTGCTTTGCTAAAATACACGACGTTGCAAATACCTCCCTTGATACCGTTGACCTCTCCGATGGTCAAATTCTCGAACGTATGGTAGGGCACCACTTCTATCGAAGACTTCACCAGCTCTCCGTTCAAAAAGATATCTAATGTACCACTGTTGTAATTGACAATGATGTTGTTCCACTTTTGCAGCAAGAAATCCTTCTGGACGAAGAGAATACGGTTGTCTTCGTGGTCAAAATCCAGTAGCGTATTGTGTGTGAGATTCTTCAGGTCCTTTTGCTGCATGGTCACCTTCAGTTCGTTGGCACTGGCATTGTACAAAATATTGGGTTTGTTACCAAAGTTGAGGAGAGAAGTGAATTGGTTGTAATTGGCATTGGTGTTCGGAGGCATGGCGTCGAGAAAGACCCAACAGGAAATTGCGAATTCATAGTCAAAGGTGTCTCGTCCAGTGAGCTGCTGGTAATTGCCGAGCACATAGGGTGTGTCAGTGTAAACGGGTTGGTTCACGAGTAGTTTGCCACCCTGTATGGTGACAAAATTGGCCAACCCCGGGACGGTGAAGTAGACTACTAGAAACCCAATGATGGTCGCCAACACGATGAACGGATCCGCATTTTCCTCCACGATGCATTTGATGTACTCAACCAGTTTGGTGAGGACCTCAAATACCCCTCCCAAAATGCATTGCAGAAGGAAGAAAAAGTTGCCAACGAATTTCATCAAGGGACCTTTCTCTCCCTGCTTGACGACCACGGTATTGTAAAGCAACCACACAATCATGGCCATCAAAAGGAAGTTCAAGACAAAATGAGTCACACCCATCTTAGAGGAGAGACCTTCTATGTTGTACACCAACCAGGATACGAAGATAGCGAACATCACTATTCCCAGCAAGAACAGCAATGCTTTCTTGAATAGGTCGACCTTCGGAGCATTTTCCACCAACTGACCAAGGTCGTCGAAAGCATAGAAGCCCACCGCGGTGCACCACACCACACTGACCACGAGGAGGACAATGATGATGGAGGAAGCCTTGATTTTGTCTTCGAAAAACGTCTTGTCACTGTACATCACTGCTCCTGCGATGGCCAAAAATATCGCCAAAAACATTAGACTGTACATACCGGCGGACGATGCAGCGGGCAATAGATTGGGCGACGGTTGGCCACCATCCTCGGCGCGCATAGTGGCCAAGACAATGACGTAGACCAGCGCAAACACCGTCAAGACAATGGTCAGTATCATTGGATAGCCAAAGTATTTGTGTGCAGCATTGCCTGGATTGATGTTGTAAAACGTGATGATAAGGGCAAACATACAAAACAACATGACCATGGCTTTGATGCGTTCGTAGGACATATTTCTATATTGCTGTGCATAGCTGCTGGTGGCAGACGCCATGAATGCGACCGCTCCCACCACTAAGATGAGTGGATTGAACATATAAGCATAATTGTTGAGGACATTGGATGGCATAAAAGCATAGAACATGATGGTGCCAATGGTAAAGAGCAAAAAGTACATGACATTGCTGATTTGTTCTAACCCCATTTGTGTCGACGCCACCCGAATCGCTATACCGCTCACCAACAACGTGACACACAAGGCGATAAGGATATTGGAAAGAGATTGCTGTTGTGATTTTACATTGTTGGTGGAGGATGGAATGAGATTGATGTCGTTGAAAATTATGTATATCATCGTGAAGAGAAACACCAGTAGACAAACGGCAGCAGCAATGCCACCGGTTGCATTGAATATAGAAAAGGTCGATGATTCCATATATATGTATATATATTACCTTGTTATAAATTATCTCGCTATAAATTATCTCATTATTCTTTCTTTCTCTCTTCTGCTTCTGTCTCAGACTTCCTTTCCTACATGTTTTCGCTTGCTGTCTTTCGTCCGTGACAGTTGCGACACAACGCCACTAAATTTTGCACTTCATTGCCCCCACCATATTCTAATCGTACCTTGTGGTCAATTTCAAAAGTGTGGTCCAATTGCGCATCACAGTGCCCACATTTCCAATTTTGGTTCGCGGCAACATACTTCTTTTTCGTCTCGCTGACGGAGCGTTTGGTGCCTCCACGACCAGATTGTAGCATTCTTCTCTCTGCACTGAGTTGAGCAGGGTCCAACTCATTCAACGATTCCATAAAGCTTGCCTCGGACGTACTACCCGTAAAGTCAATGATTGGGCTCAACATGTCCATGGAATTCTTGTCGATGGGCAAATATTTGACCACGTTATTCGCATAAAACAACATGTCTTTGCCTCGGTCTGGATTTCGTTTCAGCATGCAATAAATCCCAATACCTAAGAGAGCATAAAAAATCATTTTGTAATATTTTTTGAAAGACGACAACATTTTGGTATACTTTCCATCGGCATACGCGTTGTAGACGAAAAAGGCCGTGAGTCCCAATACAAATATCTCGAGTCGCATTATTATATTAAGGTTGTAAAATAAAATAATGATTGAGGGTTATTCATATTCATGTTTGTATTCATGTTTGTATTCATATTTTTATATGTATATTACATATTACATATTACATATTACATATTAAACGCAAGCTTTGGGGAAGCTACCTTAGCGTCGACACGTTTTTTGGGGGGAGCACCAGGTGAACCAGGGATGCGGCCTCCGCGAGTACCAAAAGCCTCTTGTCCATAGGCACCTTGCAATTGCACACTGCGCAGTAATTGACGTTGCTCGTGGGTAACATGGTAGATGTTCAGCATGGCTAAAAGAATCAGGATGTATGGCAACAAGACAAGGAACCACGAGAGAGCCTTCCATCCCTTGCTGCAGAGCCATCCAAGGACATAGGTCCAGATGAATGCAAAGACGAGTTTCCAGAACGCCATCATGAGAGAAAATCCGTTGAACAAGCCAATCACTGTTGCAATGACTGCGATAGCAAAATACACCTTTGCAGGCGTGCAAAGTTGCTCAAAGTGTTTCATAACCATTTTATAACATTAGATTAGATTTTATTTTGGGAGTGATAGAGAGAAAAACAAATGGTTGAAACATGGAATCATTACTCTACGCATCTTGAATCAACAGCCCTAAAGTTTGTAAGTCGTCCCTCAATTCACGGTGATGAGGAGGGTGCACCCTTGGTTCATAGAGATGTTTGATGAAGATGTCTTTCAAACAAAGAAAGACTGCGCCCTTTTTACGAGACAAGGTAGAGAATTTATTTGACAGCTCCTTCACCAACGGAATGTATGCACTTAAAAAGCCGTAGATGTCCAACGTCTTCGTAAACACTTCGTTGATATATTGTGTCGCATGCAATTTGAGTTTACCAGTTGGTGAAGGTTTGGTGAAATGGACTAGCACGGTGAAACAGTATTGAACAATCACGGGAAGTGTTATCTGCGCTTCAACCACTGCAGCCAATTGGTCATCCGGAACGTCTCTGAATTTATCATCATGTTGAAAGAGCCAAACCATGATTTGATTGATAAACAGCAAATGCCCTTGTCCGCGAGGGTCCATGGTAACCTTCTGGAAATAGTTCACGAGCAAGGGAAGCAAGGATGCTTGCTCCAGATTCCCCCCCTTTTCCAGATAGGCTGTATAAATGTCGTAAAAGGGTTTCGTGAACATCCCACATGAAAAAGGCATGTTGAACATAAAATTCCGATTAGTCCAGGGATACTTTGTGCTGGTCCATGGTTCGTGTGCAATCGGGTCTCGATGTGCCTTCGGGTTGTACGAAATCGTGAGTCCCCAGTCAATCAACCGTGTTTTCAACATACCGTTACTCTCTATGTGGACCAGTATGTTCTCGTCCTTGATGTCTGCATGGTAGACGTGACGATGGTTCATGGGCAAAATACCTCGCTCTAACAACTGCATCAACTGCCTATGCAAGGGATAGAGCGGTGGGTCCATCGCAAAATAGGACTCCAATGTCATACCCCCGTTTGGCAGTGTCAGTGAGAGAAAGCGTTCCAGATGGTTGTTGATGGTGTCTTTAGTAACGTTCTCGGGCATCATTCCCTTGCAAGTCTGGAAAGAAACCAGGTCCTTGTGCGTCAATCTGGCAGGATGACAAAGTTTAGCGTCGTAAATGAGAAAATAGTCTCTGTAATGAGGAATGGTTTTCAGCACACTTTGGAGATGGATGATGTGAGTGTACTCGGAGACTGCATTCTTTGCCAACATGAGTTTCGATACTTTGGTCTTGTCTCTCTTTTTCCCTTTTCCTGTTCCTTTTCCATGAGCACATCGCAATGCTGGATAGAAAACACAACCAAACCCTCCAGCCGCAACGGCTTTGCCGCCCATACGGACTCGATGTGTGGATGTTCTGCCACCCATTCGCTTATCACGTTGCTTCATTGTAGATGTGGTCATATTATATCGTGGTTTTCTCTCTTATACAATGGATATATAATAAATATGATAAAATATGATAAAATATGATAAAATATGATAAAATATGATAAATATGATAAAATATGATAAATGATGATAAAATATGATAAATGATGATAAAATATGATAAATGATGATAAAATATGATTAAATATGATAAAATATGATTAAATATGATAAAATGTACACTAGATATTTTTTACTCCAACCTCATTTGTCATAAAGGTAGTAAATGGCACCCACCATGGAACACAGTATAGCTCCATAAATGACCTTGCCTTTTATTTTATAGTATTCTGCTAGTTTCTCGTTCTGTGATTTATACTGATTGTAATACTCTACATAAAAGTCGTTCAAGGAAACAACTGGTTTCTCTAGTTTCTCATTGATTTTGTTATGCAAAAAGTGCGTCCACCGTGTAAAGGAATCCCGGTTGTCTAAATATGGTGTGATAGGATATCTCTCTATGAGCTGTTCCAACTCTTTGGATATTTGCTCAACTGGCACAAAGAGTGGGAGATTCTGTATGAGTTCATAGTACTTTTTCTTGGTCACGGCATTGGGATGGTGTGGATACGTCATGGCTACGGTATGTAGAAAGAACCAATACGGTGGGCCCCACACTTTTGGGTCCAAATAAGTGGTCGTCATATTAAGCGGCACTAAAAAAAAATTAGAAAGGAAACAAATACAAATACAAATTTATTTATGTACCTATCTAAAGATATCTTGTGTAATATTATTATTTCGTTTACAGAAGAATTCAGAAAAAAGAAAATGATGATTCATCGAAACACTAATTTATGCAACAACTGTGGGAAACAAGGTCACATGTTTCATCAGTGCAAACTACCAATTACCAGTTATGGTGTCGTGGCATTCCGAAGCAGTTGCGAGGGCTTGCAATTTCTCATGATTCGCCGTAAGGACAGTTTTGGGTACATTGACTTTGTGCGAGGGAAATACTCTCCGTATAACTTGCCTCAGTTGTCTAACATGATTGACGAAATGTCATTGGGAGAGAAGGAACGACTGGTTACCATGCCATTCGACCGGATGTGGAGTGAAATGTGGGGGAGTGTCAACAGCAACCAATACACCAGTGAGGAAATCGCGTCTCGAAAAAAGTTTGACCAGTTGAAGGAAGGGGTCGTGGTGGACGGCATGTCGTATTGCCTGGAAGACATTGTCAAGAAGAGCAAGACCACGTGGAACGAAACGGAGTGGGAGTTTCCGAAAGGAAGACGCAACCCAAAAGAAAAGGACTTGGACTGTGCTCTGCGCGAATTTGAGGAAGAGACCGGCATTTCGAAACACGCACTGAAAGTGGTGGAAAATGTCCTTCCTTTTGTCGAAATCTTTATTGGGTCCAACCACAAACCCTATAAGCACAAATATTTTCTTGCGTTCATGGAAAACAACGGAGAGAAGACCGAACACGAAGATTTAACCCGTTTTCAAGTGACGGAGGTGAGCAAGCTGGAATGGAAAACGGTGAACAACTGTTTAGAGTCCATACGACCCTATAATTTAGAGAAAAAACTGGTTATCGAAAATATAAATAAGGTGCTACAAGAATATAGATTATATTTGTAATATATAAGTAATTATTTCACATGGCTACGAGCAATAACAATTATTTATTTTCCACCGACTCACAATTTGGTGATTCCTCGTCCTCTGCTTCGCCATCTTCGAGTAATTCGCCATCGACATCGTCTTCTGCTCTACCTTCTAATTCCTCTTCAGCCTCAACAATCGGAAATATTGCAGTGTGTTCCGACGACAACTTCTATATCCCTGACTGCAATCAAATACTTTTAGCTGACGAAGCTGAGGAACGCGCCTACTATGAACAAAACGAACAAAACAATGCTTCTCTCTATCCCAATTTGAATGACCCGTATTTTAACATCAAAATCGCCACGAAATCCGAATTCCAGGAAAATCGTTATGATGGGACCATCCATGAAGACATAGACGCACACGCCACAGCTCTGGCCGAAGCGAAGTACGAACTCCAACCCCATCAGGCATTTATACGGAACTACCTTTCTTTCCAAACACCATATAGCAGTTTGCTCTTGTATCATGGCTTAGGCTCTGGAAAGACATGCAGTGCCATTGGTGTATGCGAAGAAATGCGTGAATACATGAAACAAACCGGTATGACCAAGCGCATTCTTATCGTCGCATCGGAAAACGTGCAATCCAATTTTCGGCTGCAACTGTTTGATGAGCGCGAGTTGGTCGAAACAAATGGACGCTGGAGCATGGGCGGATGTGTGGGCAACAAATTATTGCGCGAGGTCAATCCAGCAGACGCTCCGATGGAGAAGAAACAGTTGATAAAGTTGGTTCACAACACGATTTCCACTTATTACAGCTTCATGGGCTATTTGGAGTTCGCGAATTTTGTCAGCCGAAAAATGGGCGGACGGAAAGAATCCCGTAAACTCGGTGAGCTGAGCAAGTTTGCCATTCAACAACTACGAAATGAGTTCAACGACCGTCTCATTGTCATCGACGAAGTGCACAATGTCCGCAGCACGGACAACAGCGAAAACAAGATAGTGTCCACGCATTTGGAGTATGTCGTCAAGGCTGCCCAAGGGCTTCGCTTCCTCTTTCTCTCTGCAACACCCATGTACAACAGCTACAAAGAAATTGTTTGGCTGTTGAATATCATGAACATGAACGACCGTAGAGGCACAGTGAAAGAAAACGAGATATTTCGCGCAGACGGCGCCTTCCAGGACGGAGGCGAGGAGTTGTTGATACGAAAGGTTACAGGTTATATCTCGTTTGTACGTGGGGAGCATCCATACACTTTTCCTTACCGTGTGTACCCCAAGTTGTTTGCCCCCCAACGCACTTTTTCCGATTCCTTGCCCTATCCAACCCATCAGCTCAATCTGATGACCATTCCCCATGAAGACAGAAAGCGCATATTGAGTTTGTATCTCACCAAACTAAAATGTCCCACTACAGACTGTGGTCAATGCCAATATTGTTGTTACAAATACATTGTATACATGATGCGTCATGCCAAAAGCAAACGGACCACGACCAAAGGAAAGAAAGTAATGTTTGGCTACGCAGAATTGCAAAAACCCTTGGAGGCACTTATCATTGCTTATCCTGTTGTGGGATTGCAACAAGCGTTAGCAAGATTGCCTGAAGAAGCATTTTCCAAAGAGCTAGCTCCTAGTATCAGCAAAATTGCGGTAGAGGTGGAGAAGCAGCAAGAAGAGAGTGGACAAGAAAACCAAGGAGACCAAGGAGAAGACCAAGCAGAAGACGAAGAAGACCAAGAAGACCAAGAAGACGAAGAAGACCAAGAAGACCAAGAAGACCAAGAAGACGAAGAAGACGAAGAAGACGAAACTTCATCATATTCTTCCGAGGACCCATATGAATTCATGAACGGAGGTGACAGTTCGTCTTCATCATCAGAACTCATGCAAACCAATGTCGTTCTTTCGCAAGGCATACTCACCGGCATGAAAGGCCTCCGAAGAATGATGAAATTTGAAGAGTCGGACATAAAAAAGGGGGACTTTGAATATCGAAGTTCTACGTTGAGTACGTATGGACCCATTTTCGCACATGATGTTATTGGCCAATACAGTGCCAAAATAAAATGTGTGTTAAATTGCATTCGCAACCCGGACACCAAGAGAGTGTCGGAAGGTATTCTCCTCATTTACTCACAGTACCTTGAGAGCGGGTTGATTCCTATGGCGCTTGCGCTGGAGCAAATGGGGTTCAGTAGATTCGGAGAGAACACACAGTCTCTCTTTCGCTCTCCACCCGCTGCCGCAGTGGATGTTCGGACGATGGACCGCACACCGCCTCCAGGGATGCCCTTTATGCCTGCTCGGTATGCTCTCATCACGGGCGACCGCCGTCTCTCTCCCAACAACGACTACGAGGTGAAAGCATTGACCAACAGTGACAACAAAGACGGCCATAAAATCAAGGTCATTCTCATATCGAGAGCTGGTTCGGAAGGCACCGATTTCAAGTTCATTCGACAGGTTCATATCCTCGACCCTTGGTTCAACATGAACCGCATAGAGCAAATCGTGGGACGCGCGGTGCGTAATTTTTCGCACAAGGACTTGCCCTTGTTGGAACGAAATGTCGAAATTTATATGCATGGCACCATTCTCAGTAAAAACATTGAAGAAGCAGCTGATTTGTATGTGTACAGATTGGCAGAGTACAAAGCTGTGCAAATAGGAAAGCTAACACGTGTCTTAAAAGAGACCGCTGTGGACTGCCTTCTGCACCACGACCAAACCAATTTCACACAAACAAAAATGGACATAGGTATTCGACAGCAATTGTCCAATGGCGAGATTCTCGAGGATTTCCGAGTCGGGGATGCCCCCTTCTCTCCCGCATGTGATTACATGCCTTCGTGTGACTATCACTGCCGTCCGAACGCGGTTCTTGACGAAGCCCATGCAAACAGAGATACGTATGACGAATCGTATGCATTGGCCAATTTGGAAGCTATTTTACGCAAAATACGGTTTCTTTTCCAAGAGGAATTCTTCTATCAAAAAGAGAAACTCATCAATGCAGTGAATATTCCGAAAAAATATCCCTTGATTCAAATATACTTTGCACTCAGTCATCTGGTCAACAGTGATAATGAGTTTATCGTCGACAAATACAAACGAAACGGGCGACTGGTCAATGTTGGGGAGTACTATCTCTTTCAACCGTTGGAATTGGCCAACAGGAATGCCTCTATCTACGACAGGTCGATGCCCATAGATTACAAGCATAAGGTGATTCAGTTTGATTTGAAAGAAGGGGTCGTGACAGCGCAGAAAAACACCCTTCCGGACATTCCGGTGGTTTCAAAGGGCCGACAACTCATGCAAAACATGGCAGACCGTTTCGACGTGGTCAAAGCGAACATAGGACAGAAAATGCAATTACGAGGAGACAAAGATTGGGAGAAACATTGCAGCGTTGCCTTGATGGAAATTCAGAAACGATTTCCAGGAGACGTAGACATCTTCTTTTCGTTTGTTGTTGCACATTTGATTGAGGAATTGCAATACGATGAGAAGGTCACGTTGATGAATTATCTGTATTCGCTCGACATGCTTCGCACGGGAACGGCAGAGAGATACAGCAAAGATTACTTTGAAAAGAACACGTTCCAAGTGTCCAACCTGATAGTATTTCTGGCATACACTCCAGAGAAGGAGCAAATCCTGCTCTACTTGAGCCCCGAAAATACGTGGTTGCCTGTTGACCTCGTTGACAAGGAACTCATTGACCGTATGCTTCCGCCACGGTTGGCTGCAGACATAGAGCACTGCAATAGCACAGTCGGATTCATGGGACACGACACAGGAGATGGATTTGTCTTCAAGACAAAGCGGATGGGAGCTGCGGCCACGGGCAAAGACAAAGGAGCTAGGTGTTCTCAAGCCTCACGCAAGTTAAATCTCGTCAAGTTAAACGACATCCTGGGAACCGAGGGGGTATTCAACTTGTCTACGGACGTGAGCAATTTGGCATTGTGTACAGTGATAGAATTCGTCATGCGGCTCTTCGACGAGAGAAAGCACAACGGCAAACGATGGTTCTTCACACCCGAAATGGCACTGTATTACGGGTTTTCGAAGCAAGTGTCCCAATTGTAGAATTTTGCATTTTGGATGTTGTGCAAATAAAATATAAAATTGAAACAAAAATATAAAATATACTCTATAGATATATACAACACAAACTCAACCATGGAACAACCCCCAAAGACAAAACAACGCACCGAACCCAAATTTGCATCGCAGTCCATCTACTCGCGATGTCTTTTGACCAAGAAAGTGGTCTTGCCTATCACCGTTATTGGTGACAATCTACACAAAGTGATTGAAGAGTACATTCAAACCCATTTCGAAGGAAAGTGTCTTGCAGAGGGGTTTGTGAAGGCGCATTCCACTAAAATCATTAACCACTCGAGTGGAGTTATTGAACGTGGAAGCAACATTGTCTTTGAGGTGGTGTTTGAGTGCTTAATCTGCTATCCGGTCGAAGGAATGATTATTGAGTGTATCGTGCGCAACTCCGTCAAAGCGGGTATTCGTGCAGAGAGCAAAACAGAGGTGCCATCGCCGATTGTGGTGTTTCTTGCCAAAGACCATCATTACAATTCGCCACACTTCAATGACGTGCAAATCGGAGACACCATTTATGTCCGGGTGATTGGTCAACGCTTTGAATTGAATGACAAGTCCATCTCGATTATTGGTGAATTAAAACGTGACAAAGAGCCCAAGACACGGAGACCAAGCCCTTCCAAGCAACAACGCATTGTCATAAACTAACGTAAATTAAATTGCATTTGAGTAAACCAGAAAGTTGAAATGTGAAATTTGAGTTGTGAAAATTAAAAATTGACATTTTTCTATTTCCCATTTTCCCATTTTCCCATTTTTCCAAAATAATAAAATATATAAAAAACCATGTTAAATACAACGTGATGATTACATGTAACTAACGAACTACACATACTCATACTATGGAAGCCATCGTATCAACCAATGATATCAATCGTTTTTCTGTCAGTGAACTCAACTATTTAAGGGAGTCCATTGAAGGAATGAACAAATTCAACCAAGTGGAAATTTTGCGCATTTTATATAAAAAAAACGTCATGCTCAATGAAAACAAATACGGTGTCCACATCAATTTGTCGGAGATGGAAGACGACGTATTGGAGGAACTGTTTCTCTACATCAAGTACGTCAACGCACAAGAGTCCACATTAAGCTCTATTGAACAGCAAAAGGAGGAGTACCGTAATACCTATTTCTCAAAAGATATTAAAGACAAGGACACTATACATAATAGCTTAGCAGCAGAAAAATGAATTCAATTGCCTACCAACACGACACAGGAATCCTTTCGGGTCTTGATTCCTATATTTTAAATGACGCCAATATTTGCAATTATTTAAAATATAAACCACGTCGAGAGAAAGAGAAAGGTCAGGAACAAGACAAGAAAGACCATCAGAAAGACCATCAGAAAGACCATCAGAAAGACCATCAGAAAGACCATCAGAAAGACCATCAGAAAGACCATCAGAAAGACCATCAGAAAGACCATCAGAA